TTAACTTACTGATTTTAATAATCCTCCCGTACTGTTCTCGTGGCTATGGGGCATCAATGGGGCAAAATCTGCCAGCTTCTGATTCAGCATTGCGATCTGCTCTGCGCTGCTGTCAGCCATCCATGCACCGTAAACATTGAACACCATTTGTGCGCTCGCATGCCCCATCTGACTGGCAATAAAACTCGGGTTTGCACCAGCAGATAATGACCAGCACGCATAGGTATGTCGTGACTGGTACGCCTTTCTGTGTCTGATCCCCGCGCGCTTTAGTGCCGCTTCCCATGAGTCGCCTACTGAATCGACCCGGTAGATAAATCCGACCTGCTTACTGCGTCTGACCACATGCGGGTTAAAGACGAATGTACACTCATGGTTCACCGAACGGCCATACTCACGTAACTGAACTTCAATGTGATGTTGCCTGCCCAGCCTTGTCATTTCAGCCTGATTTTTCAGGATACTGATTGCGGGCTGGATAAGATGCACCACTCGATCTGTGCTTGCCTCGGTTTTCGGTAGAGTGAACTCACCAAGTTTCGTATAATTACGCCTGACGGTAATTGTTCCCGCCTTCAGGTCGATATCTTCCCAGGACAGGGAGACCAGTTCCCCGTGACGCATTCCTGTGTACACTGCTAATGACCACAGGTTTTTCGTCTGCTGATGCCGGCATGCATCTATCAGGCGAATAAATTCATCACGAGAAAGAGGATCTGGTTCTGCCCTGGCTTTCTTCAGAGGCTTAATTCCCTCGAATGGGTTCACCTCTAAGTAACCGTGATCCGCAGCAAACTGAAACATTCCGGCCATTGTCGTCATGTAATAGTTCACAGTAACAACGCTTCGCCCTTCTGCCGGGGATTTGTTTTTCGTCGGATTCTGGTAACCAGTTAGCAAATCTTTCCTGAGATACAGCAATTCCTCTTTGGTTACTGCTGACGCCAGGCGATTACCTCCGATCCTCGGCACCATATTCCTTGCGACAGACTCATAGCGATTGAATGCGTTCGCGCAGATTTCCATCCGTTTCAGATCTAGCCATTTTTCTTCAAGTTCTTTCACTGTAATGTCTTTTTTACTTACACCAAAAGCCTTGAGGTTAGGGGAGTCAGGAAACTGGGTTGCATAATCAAAAGTTCCTGTGCGTATGGCAAAACATACTGATGTCCGCAGTTCCCCGGCTATCTTCCTGTTCTTAGCGGTGTCAGGGACACCGAGACTTTCCCTGACACGCTTACCTTTAAAATTAAACCAGATGCGTAATGTGCCACCGTGGTTTTCGACGCCTGTTGGATATGTGACTTTATCCATTGGTGTTACCTCCAGACGCCCAAGAGCGATACGAGCTTACCTTTTTCATGGCATCAAATCACCCTGGCTGCTTGCTTTTCATTGAAGCTACCCAGGCATCTACAGCCTTTCTGTTATACATGCACTCACTGGACGGTTTTGGATTCCCATCAGGCGAGACGTGGATATATTCCCTCCCAACCATCCAGCACTCTTTTCTTGCCCGGAGGATGGTTCCGGGTTTGAGGCCGGTAACCGCGATAAGAACGCTTTCACAAACCCACTCGTTGGGGGCTAACTGGAAAATATTGCTCATGGTTATTTATCCATTACCCGGCTGCACCCGGGGTAATTATTAGCTGTTACAGGAGTTAGATGAATGGAAGAGATCTACGATGCTGTCCCGAGCTTTCAGGTAATCGAGCAAGTCGAAATCAGCTCCGCGATAACCGTCAGAATTTAGCAGGGCTCCGATCTGCCTACGTAATTCATCTAAGAGTAGACGCGATGAAGGTGGGATACCGTAAAGGGGGCCAGGTTTAACATCAAAACGGCGCCAGCGTATATCACAGGTTCTTTCTTCACCTTCTTTGTGCCAGGAAACGACATCTGCCACTGGCTCGGCTTTCCTACTTGCCAACACCTCATCTACCACCTTCAACATATCCGCAAGAATGTAAGCTCTGTTCCCGCCGTTCGAGTACTGGGTATCATGCTGCAGGTGTTCGCGTATCTGGTGCAGGCGATCGAGTGATACTGGACCGTTCGCCTGGTGGTTAGTTGTCATGGGTTAGTCCTCCCTGTACGGATTTAATTTGTTGTGCAGTTTGTTAAATGGCCCCCATACGATGGAGCTATACCACTCAGCTATTTTTTCTGCCTGCTCTCCTGCTAGCCAGATGAGGACTATCGGTAATATTGGAATCATTAAAATAAGAAAGAGAAGGAAAAATAGAGCCTCTTTAACCCGGCTTTGGCGCGGGTAATTCTTCCGGAATATTTTTGTCATCTCACTCCCCCTTCACGCCAATGCCAGCGGCAGTTAACTTGGTATTCACGTCGCCTTCAAAAATAGGCAGCACACCAATAGCAGCAGCCCAGTTTTTAGCTAACTCAGGGTCTGATGTCTCATCGGTGTAATCTGACGCCCGCCACCCAATCAGTCGTTTCTGACCAGTAATGTCAGAGTTTCGCTTCTCCGTTGCTTGCTCCAGAGCATTAAGAAGTGTCCGTATTTCCTGCTGCTGAGTAGAGATGGTTGAGTCTTTGGCTTCCAGCTCATCCAGCAGCGCCAGAGCCATCCTTCTCATGCGGTCCTTGCTGCATATCTCAAGCTCTTCACGCATCGCCTGTTTGTTGAGTGCTGTCATTTGGCTGCTCCTTCCAGTGAATCAGGCAATTTGGTGTAATGCGTTACACCGCGCAGAGAGTTAATCGACCGAGAATGGTCAGCCAGCCATATTTTATGGATGTTGGTGTTACTACCGGCGCAGAAGTTGTGCTCCATCCACTTAGCAGAGCAGTATTGCGGTCCCATATCAGTTTCGTAACGAACCCAATAACGCCCAAATTCTTCTGGCTCGCTACCTTCAATCCAGACCTGCGCCCGCACTTCAGCCAGGAAAGCGTCGGTCGCTGGACATTCCTTCCTGATAGCCACTTCGGCCTCTTTTCTGGTAAGAAATCCACTATTCCCGCCATTGCTGACCATATTGCTTTCGAACCATTCATGCAGTTCACCAACGGAAATATCATCAGGTATTTCAGCCCCTGCTTCGTCGGTGGTACCTTCCAGCCATTCGCGAGCCGCAGCCTGATATCCATGAGTCAGGCATACCAAAGCCGCCTGCGCGCCAAGCATCGTTTTGTGGAACATCCATGAAGTATTTAGTTCACGAGATGCTCCGTTTAGCAGATACGCATTCTCCGCCGCCAGCTCCATGCACTTGCTCTCGGCGTTAGCGAGCTGTACTGCCATGTCTGTGAGTTGCAGTTCAAGATTGTGAATAGTCGCGTCTGCTGCACGGAACTCGCGACGGGATTCCGTTAAATTTGAGCAAGCGTTTTGAATTGAGTAGGCCAAGATTGCAGTATCACGATCATCTGATTCTTCAGCTTTAACCTGCAACTGAACCGCCAGGCTGAAGAGATCAGCAATTTGAGTTTCTGTCATACGGTTATTGATCGTTTGCATTGGTATGTACCTGCTGAAGTTTGTGTTGTTTAACGAAGTGGGCCACTGCTTTTGACTGGCTGGCGATTATTTTTCTATCACCTAGGTCGAGCGTGACGTTCTTACCGCGATAAATTATTGCCGAGCCGATTTCCTTACCGTCCAGCTTCACATACAGCACCTTCCCGATAATCTCTGTAGTAGGGATTGGCTGTGAAAGGCGATAGGTTTCGCGAGCTTCAGCAATGGTTTTATGTTCGTCGATGATCGCCAGAGCTTCAGCCAGTGCCGTGCCTTGCAAAGTGAACACGCCTTCATCGCTAATCGTCGCCATGGCCATTAACTCCACAAAACGGCGAGCACTTTTAATGTTGAGTTCAGGCGCGATAGAACTGCGCGTAACCTTTGTTTTTCCCTGGGCGGCGGCTACGGCTTTATCGTGCTGGAGAACCTCACCAGCTTGTTCGCCAAACTCGCGAACGCGGTCAACAGCAACATCAACAGATACGGCACCAGATTTAACTTCATGCTGAACGTCATAATTAGCGGTACTCAGAGTGAGCAACTTCTCAACGGTCGCTACAGACTTATTGACCAGCTTTGCAATCTCGCTGGTGGTCTGGTTGAAAGCGTTATGAAGCTCCTGAATAACTGCGGCCTGTTCAATATCGGAAAGAGGAAGTTGGTTATTACTGGTCATGATGCGAGCCAGACGCTGCACATCGTTACCGTTAAACGGCATGATATGAATGCGGTCTACCGGCTTACCAGCTTCAGCACAACGTGCGTAGCAGCGACGGCGGCGGTGACCTTCAACAACCCACACACCACCTTCATCACGTGCGATAACCTCCAGTGGAGGAACGGTGCCACCGTTCATCAGATAGTTAAACAGGTCGTCATCTGCCTGGCGTGTGCGTTCGTCGTCTTCACGCTTGTTGAAACCTTCCCGCACATGGATATGTTCAAGGCTGATAAACATCCCGGTATCGGTGCGCTTGATGGTCCCGTCACGGGACATCTGTTTGAATGAGTTAGCGGCCATTACGCAGTACCTTCACGAAGTTGGTTAGCGAATAACAGAGCCTGATTACCAGCGTAAACAATGCTTTCTTCTTGCTCTTCTTTCCCTATGGCAATAGTGACGTTTGCGTACTTTTCCACGCCAGTTGCTTGGATATCGTGAATAACCTGATCGGTTACTGGAGTTAACTCGCGTAATTCTCTCTGCGCCTCCAGCATGTGCATATTGGTCGGCGATTTTGTATGACGTTCAACGATGCGGTCGCACTCTTTGGCCCAGCAGACAACGTCATCGCGTAAAACGGTGTTCTCGATGGCCAGTGATTTACGCTGTTCCATTGACTCGCACAGCGCAACGCTGACGATATCAAGGCGGTTAGCCAGTTCGGTCATTATCCCGCGGTAAGCAACCGGAAGGAGAGGGGCCGCTTTACGGGCTGCATCGATCAATTGCTCTCTGGTCATACGTGGTTGTAACTCAGTGACGTTCTGTGTGGTCGTCATGGTTAGTTTCTCCGTGTTATATGCGCCCTGCACGGCGCTGAATTCTTTGGCCCAGATACTTAAAAGAGGCCACCTTGGTCTTTAGGTTGGACACGTTTTCTTTTTGTGACTTCGGACTTTGAAACCTGCTTATCTGCCCAGGCTTTTGCGTGCCTCATCACATCGTCAAAAATCGCGCCTTTTTTACTTGCTTGTGACATGCGCTTATATAAATCAAGTGCTTGCCATGCCCCCCCTGAGCCACTGAAGAGGAAAAACCTTGTTTAATAAGAATTTCCCTGACGTTCTTCTCAATAAATTCGATGTGGTTCATTAGTCCTCCAGTGGATAAATCCGCTGAATTTTGGTTGCACGAATCCCTCGCCAAAAGGCGAATAAAAATTTTGTTTCGTTTCAGTAAATGCCCCATCAAGAGGCACTCAATGAAACGGGCGACTGCAATCGCCGGTTAGTTTCTCCACTCAATTGAAAGCGCGTTCCGCTGGTTTTGGATTTAACGAACTGGCACTTAATGACAAGGGACAGAACGCGCTTTCAGTTGAGTAAAAAGGGCGGTACCAGGGACTTCAAAGGTTGGTACTGGTACCGCCAAGACTCCACACAGCTTTCTTACTTCCTGGTACCACGCTGGCTACGTGATTCTGGTGCAGCATGCAGGGTTCGAACCTGCGACACACGGATTAGAAGACCGTTGCTCTATCCAACTGAGCTAATGCCACAATGGGAATAGCATTCTGATTCGCGACAATCACAAATAACGTTCTGGGACCGTTAATTGGTGAATGCTATTTCCGTTGTGTTCGTGGGGTCTACTTCCCTCCTGTCACGGTTCTTTCCCCGCGTCCGTCGCTCATTTCCGACTGTCAGCTTGCTTGATATGGCTCATTGGCTAAGCCTCTACATAATCAGTAGTAGTCACCGTTCCAGCTTCAGGGATTGGACATACCTCCGTCTCTCCGGCTGTCACCCTTGGCGTTTCATCCAGTTGCAGGCCGAAGCCACTTACCAGACGGACGTCACTCGAACTTCGTGTTGCGGGTTACACCTGTACTACGCGTCGAGTCCGCGTCCTGCAGTTAACCTCTCATGCAGGGAAAGCTGTGTTAATGGCAGTAGGTTGCCAGCCGAGCAGCTAAGACACATTGAAGAGAGCACTAAATGATGCTTCTAAACAGCTATCGGTTGGGCATCACGTCCGCGTTGCGGGTCGATGTGCTTATTCACAGATAATGCTCTCATCGTTGTGTGCCGGTCTTTCCCGGCTGTCAGTTCTTTATTGCCATTTGAACTCATCGGCCTAACAAGTTTTTACGGCCTGTCATGTTTGCATAGTTGCCGCCGCTGTTATCGGTGCGGTCACCGCCACTGTCCAGGACATTTAAAAGGACCGTCTCCAAGTGGTAACTCTTCCAGTCCCGGTAAGAACCCTGCGAGATGCTTACCGTGATTGGCTGTTTTCTGTTGGTGAATAGAATATAGCTACTTTAAGTAGATAATTGCAACAACAAAAAGTAGAAAAATTATCTTTTAGGTTGTTTTTTTATAGTGCATCAGATTTTATAGGCGAAAAAAAACCGACTTTCGCCGGTTCTTTATGGATGAATGATTATCCAAACTCTATCATTTTCAGAGGCAAGCATCTGATAAGTTTGCCGAAGATGTAAACCTCATTCATTTCGTGTTCTTCTATGAAGAAGGGAGGATAGTGTTCATTGTCTGATAGGACAGCCAGACGACGACCTTTAACTTTTTGTAGTCTTTTTACAAAGGTACTGTCCTCGAAGTTGAACACGTAAACACCATCTCCACTGAATTGCTCAACTTTACTATCAATGAAGAGCAGATCCTTAGGGCACAACGTAGGCATCATACTGTCGCCATCTACGTTGATCATCACGATACCATCTAAGCTTCTCCGGCCAAACAATTCGAAAATCCTTTCTTCTGGTATTTCTATCGAGCTGACAATCGTTGGAAACGGTTGATTGATATATCCCGAACCGGCTGACGCATGTACATCCAATTGCTGAATTCTAACCGTCCCGGTAGCGGGCGCATCACCGCCATTAACAGGTACCCCGTAATCAAGATAAGCAGGGGATACGGCAAGCCTGTCTGCAATTCGAATCATCTTTTCATCTCGTGGTTTTGCAGTACCAAGAGTATAGCGTCGCGCCATCTCATATGAGACACCACTGAACTCTGACAATTCTTTAACTCCAATTGATTGCTCTTGGAGAGACTTGTTTAGCCTGTCGGCAAAGTCTTTGTATTTAGCATTTTCCACCATAAGTAGAAGATTAAGCGCACAAGGCATAGTTGTCATTTCTATTTTAAGTTGCTAATAAATGCTACTATAAGTAGTATTGATGCAGGCTTAGTCACAGGAGAGAACATGTCAGACCAACATAAGAATGTCACCGCTAAAGCTGTTAAAGCGGTTGGCTCAATCTCTGAAGTATCCAGAAAATTCGAATTTCAGTCAGTTCAATCAGTTGCGAACTGGATTTCGAAAAACAGAGTCCCTTCAGAAAGGGTAATTCAATTATGTCAGTGGGGTGGATGGACTGTAACGCCACATCAATTACGACCAGATATCTACCCAAATAAACATGATGGATTACCGGTACAGACCAACAGTACGCAACTTTTAGTTGATTGATAACTACCAAAGGAAAAACAAGATGGTAGAGCAAACCCTGAAAGAAGTAGTGAAAGCGATGTGTAAGGCGTACCCCGGAGGCCGTCAGGCTATGGCGGGTGCGTTAGGCATGTCAGAAACCCAGTTCAACAACAACCTGTACGAGAAAAACGGTTGTCGTTTCTTTGAAGTCACCGAATTGGAAGCGATGGAGGACATTTCCAATACGTCATTCGTTGCTGACTACTTTGCCAAGCGTCGCGGCGCACTGCTGGTGGACGTACCAAACCTGGAAGATCTGGACCGTGTTGACTTGTTCAGCCGTGCAATGCGCACAGCCGCTGCAAGAGGGCAGGTTGATCAGATTATCCAGAAGGCGCTTGAGGATGGAGTGATTGAAAAGCATGAAGCCGAAGAGATTCAGGAACATCACCGCCGTCATCTGGCAGCGCGTGAAGAAGAGATCCGCGCGATTGTGGCCTTATTCAGCCGCCGTCAAAAGAAGTGACGCCAGCGAGTGTGCAGCTCCTGGCGTCGTGGCGTGTCGTATTCAGTGGAGAAACTAACGCATGAACAGTGTAAACCGATTCAGACCAGCTAAGCAATTCAGATGTTTGCCGCTGGTGGGTAAAGATGCCCAGTTCGGCTATGTGGAAATCATAAATAACGCGGCTGATGGAGGCAACTACCAGCCAGCAGACTTGATGGTAGAAGCATTTGTTCAGATGAACGAGAAGGGGCGCGAGGAATGGCTGAAGTTAACCGGCGGTTCAGAGATCACTACGGAGTTCCCGTCAGAGTTGTCCGCTGGGAGCCAGATACACAGCGCGTTATATACCTTCGCGAAGGGTACGAGCATGAGTGCTTCAGCCCTCTTGAGCAATTCCAGCGCAAATTTACAGAGTTAAAGGACGACCATGAGCAGAATATTTGACATCGTCCAGTCTATGTCTGGTCAGAAGAACGTTATTGTTCTTCCAAGGCCATACTTGCTGTTTTTCAAGGATGACCAGCAGGCCCATGCGCTCGCAGCCGTTCTTAACAACCTTGTTTTCTGGTCAGCGTTTGGTTCAGAAGATGGATGGTTCTATAAAACCCATAAGGAACTTGGCCAAGAAGCGGGTGAGCTAACTGAGGATCAAACAGAGCGACTGGTCAAAAAGATTATTACTAAATACCTTCCTGGCGTATTTGAAACGTGCTCTAAGAAAGTAAATGGCACCCCAACTAAGCATTATCGAATGGATGGTGACCTGCTTATTTCTCTAATTTTTCCTGAGAAATCTGAGACCGTGAAAGTACGGAATGGAAAGCGTGAAAGTGCGGGAACCATTCCGCGAAGCCGCGAAAACAAAACCGCGAATAACGGGAATCATGGAAATCGCGAAAGTGCGGAATCCTATCTCTATACAGACGTTAAACCAGACTTAGACATACAGACTAATAAACCTTCTTGTCCGGTTGCGGCGCAACCAGACCGTGAAGTGTTGATCACTGACCAGGCCAAATCGGTGTTATCTCACCTGAACCAGGTCACGAACTCACGCTACCAGGTTTCAACCACGTCTCTGCAAAACATCCGTGCACGTATCGGCGAAGGGTTCACCGTTGAAGAGTTGTCGCTGGTGGTGGATTACTGCAACGCGAAGTGGAGTGATGACCTGAAGATGTCTGACTACCTGCGACCACAGACGCTTTTCCAGCCGTCCAAGTTCCCGGGATATCTCAAGTCTGCAAATAACTGGGACAAAGCTGGCCGACCAAAACGAGTGAATGGCGAGTGGGCTCGCGAAGATGGCATCTTCAAACCCAGCTTCAAGAACACTGATTACAGTGCTATTCCACCAGGGTTCAGGGGGTAACGATGAGCATTCTTAAAACGGTCCAGATGTTTATTGCCATGAATCCCGGCTCCACGACCAGGGACATCATCGAAGGTCTGACCCAATACAGCCAGGACCAGCTTCAACTCACTGTTTGCCGACTTCATGCTTCAGAACTCGCAACGCGTAAGCGTGACGGTCGCCAATTTCGGTACTACGCAGAACCGCCAGCAGATTGCCACTTCGAGGTATTTGAGCCAACGACGCAAGTAAGCGCTCTACTGGAAGCAGCGAAGGGTCTGGAGTCGAAAGGTCTCTTTCACCGTGCCGCGACGACGTACTTGGAGGCGTTCAGCGCATCAGCCATTGAATCAGAGCGAGCAGCAATACTGGCAGAACGTCAGCGCTGTCTTGGCCTGGCTAAACCAGCAGTTATTTCCGAAGACGGAAGCTATCTGGCTGGTCGATTTTCGGGAGGTCGTTAATGGGCTATTCACTGATTTACGCTGATCCGCCGTGGGAATACGGAAACACCATCAGCAATGGTGCAGCGGAAAACCATTACGGCACGATGAAACTCATCGACATAAAACGCCTGCCTGTCTGGGAGCTGGCTGCGGAAGATTCCGTTCTGGCCATGTGGTTCACCGGTACACATACACGTGAAGCGATCGAACTTGCTGAGGCATGGGGTTTTAAGGTTCGGACCATGAAGGGATTCACCTGGGTGAAGTTAAACTCACTGGCAGAGCAGCATATCAATAAAGCTCTTCAGGCTGGTGGAGTAGAGGACTTTTACGACTTCCTCGACCTGTTGAACACTCAGACCAGAATTAACGGTGGTAACCATACCCGCGCTAATACCGAGGATCTGCTAATTGCCACCAGAGGGAAAGGTCTTGAGCGTCAGAACGCGAGCGTAAAACAGGTTATCTACAGCCCACTCGGCGAACACAGCCAGAAGCCAGCAGAAGCGCGTTACCGTCTGGAGCAGTTGTACGGCGATGTGTCTCGAATTGAGCTGTTCAGCCGCTGCGCTGCCCCCGGCTGGCACCACTGGGGAAATCAGGCAGAAAACCCTGATGTAATCATGTCTCCTGGTTACGTTGGTAAACCTGATCCGCTGCTGGAGGTGGCTTATGCAGGACGTTGAAGCACGTAACGCGCTTCGTAACATCGCCAGAAGATGCAACGAGGAAATAACTGCTAAACGCAAGGCTAATCCTGGTATGAATTGTGACGAAATAGCCAGGCCAATTTTTAACGGAGCTATGGGGATGGTTAAGCAGCTTGGCTTTACGCCATCTCATTTGTATCTCGAAGTCGGGATTCTGAACAAGCGGATTAAGGAGCGCTGAAGTGAACAAACTTACCGTGAGACAAAGTGAAGTACTTGGTTCGATCGTGAACTATCAGCGCCGGTTTGGATTCCCTCCAACGATATGTGAACTGGCAGGGCTGATTGGTTGCTCGTCACCGAACGCGGCAGCTGAGCATGTGAAGGCCATAGCGAAGAAGGGGTATATATCAGTAGCGCCAGGAGTTTCCAGGGGGATTACCGTTATTTCAGAAAATGATGAGACAGATGCGATATCGATCATCAAGTCACTCATTAACGGTGATAGTGATTCAAGAGAACGCGCCTTGTCATGGCTGGAAGCGAGAGGTGTCCAGCAATGAAATTAACGTTGCCATTCCCGCCAACAGTTAACACCTATTACCGGTCCCCTGATCGTGGAGCGTTAAAGGGTAAGCATTTGATAAGCGAGATGGGGAGGAAGTTCAAAAAGAACGTTTATGCCTCTGTTGTGCAGCAGTACGGCGGTATACCGAAACCAGTTAACGTCAACGTTGAGGTAAACATAGTTCTTTTCCCGCCAGATAACAGACGGCGGGATCTGGACAACTACAACAAAGCGCTGTTCGACGCACTGACGAATGCCAGAGTCTGGGAAGACGACAGTCAGGTTAAACGGATGGCAATCGAGTGGGGGCCGGTAGCAAAGCCCGGAAGAGTAGAAATCAATATTAATCACTATAAATAACTGATCAAACATACAGCTCACAATGCAAGCGCATATATCAGGCAGTAAAATACAGAAACACGCGTAGTGGGGTGCAGCCCGCTTCGCATTTCAAAAGTGGAGACAGAACATGCAGCAGATGAGCATAACCGTAACGTGTCCTACCCACCATGCCGCAACAACGGGACAGCAGATCACCATGTCCAGCTGTGAGATTGCGAAACTGGTTGATTCACGGCACAGCAATGTCTGCGTAACGATAGAGCGACTCATGAATTCGGGTGTGATTGGAGGGTATGCTGCATTGCAGTACACCCATCCCCAGAACGGGCAGACCTATCATCACTACGAAGTGAACAAACGAGACAGCTACGTAATCGTTGCTCAATTATCGCCTGAGTTTACCGCCAGACTTGTTGACCGCTGGCAGGAACTGGAGAACAACGGTGGAATGATTGTTCCACGGTCACTTCCTGAGGCTCTGCGCCTTGCTGCCGATCTGGCAGAACAGAAACAGCGCCTGAGCGAAGAACTGGCAGTAGCCGCACCGAAGGCCGAGTTTGTTGATCGGTATGTGACAGCTACTGGTTCAATGACTTTCCGACAGGTAGCAAAGCTGCTTAACGCCAAAGAGCCAGAGTTTGCGATGTTCCTGATTGAGAACGGCATCATGTACCGGCTGAACCGTGTTCTCACGCCAAAGAGTAAGCATATCGAAGCAGGGCGCTTCGAGGTGAAGACGGGCACGACAAACCAGACAAATTACGCATTCAATCAGTCACGCTTCACCGCCAAGGGTGTTCGCTGGATTGGTGGCCTGTGGGCAGAGCATATTGCTAAGGGGCAGGTAGCGTGAGGGCATTACTGACACCCGAAGTGGCACCGATGACCGGGGTAGTGATATTTCGCCCTGGCAGTGAACTGATGCATCTGTTCAGACGTGGGCGTGTTCTTATAGAGCCACAGGCAGAGTCAATGGCTGAGTTACCGTCTGGCATGCTGCCGGAGACTGCTCAGGAGCTTCAGAACGATCCGTTGATGCGTGATGTCTTCGAAAATCAGAAGGTCATACATCGTGCTGGTGGACTGAATTCACTGGATGCCTGGCTCGAAAGAAAACTGGAATGTCAGTATCCACACAGCGAGTGGCATGATCGCAACTACACCATCACCCGGCATGCGCCTGGCTCAATCCGCACGTGCTGGGGCTGTGACTTAAAAATTCGTGATCAGTTCACTGAAGGTCTGGCGGGTATAGCACGTGAAAACCTGGTATCCTGGCTACTTAAGGTTGTAAACGGCCAATTAGGTTTCAGTGAGGACCACATTCTGACGCTGCCGGAGTTTTGCTGGTGGATGGTCAGGAACGACCTGGCTGACGAGATACCTGAAGCCGTAGCCCATAAAGCCCTTCGTCTGAAGGAAGAGACTAACCAGTCGGTAACACGTGAAAGCGATATTGTTCCGACATTACCCGCCCAACAACTGGTACAGGAGAAAGCGAAAAAGATAGTGGCAATGAAGGTTGACCCGGAGACGCCGGAATCCTTCATGCTTAAACCCAAGCGTCGCCGCTGGGTGAATGAGAAATACACGAGATGGGTTAAGGCCCAGCCGTGCGTCTGCTGTAACAAGCAAGCTGACGACCCCCACCACCTGATTGGCCACGGGCAGGGTGGAATGGGTACAAAGGCACACGACCTGTTTGTGATTCCTCTGTGCAGAGAGCATCACGACGAGTTGCATGCTGATCCTGTGGCATTTGAAGCGAAATACGGTGACCAACTGGTCCTGGTGTTTCGGGTTATAGATCGTGCGCTGGCAATCGGCGTACTGGCGTAAGTGGAGAACGCTAAATGATTAATCCTTCTGAAGTTGGTAAATCTGGTGAAATGGTTCGTCTTCGTACTCTGGAAAGCATCTGGATACAGGGTAAGTTGCGCATGTGGGGCCGCTGGTCTTATATCGGCGGTGGTAGTGGTGGGAACATGTTTAACCAGCTACTTGCATCCGGAAAAATCACCAAAACGGCAATTAACGAAGCACTACGCCGGATGAAGAAAGCGGGTATCAGCAAACCCGAACTGGAAGCGTTCTTCAAAGAGATTCTGGAAGGGAAGAATAAAAGCGGTCTGGCCTTCTGCTCTGACGATGAAGGTTTGAAAATTGATGGTGTCATTGCCGCTGTTCTGATGAACGAAGATTACGGTTCTCTCTATGGTGTTATCGTGGATCGTCACCGCCTGCGCAAGAGCAAGCGTCAAATGGCTGCTGAGTTACAGCAAAAACATCCTGAATGGACATTCATGACCTGTCGTCGTCGTATCGACGCATGGGTAAGTCTTGCAGAATCGATGCTTTACGCACCACTTTGTGACGTGTTTGATACAAATAGCGGCAAATTCTACTTGAAAAGTGAGCCAGAAAGTGCTTAAATTGTGGTAGGCTCGGGACGTTAAAGCGAACTGAGCAACAGAACAAAAAGAAACCCGCCATCGTGCGGGTTTTTGCATTTTGAGGGCTGCCAATTGGTGGCCCTTTTTATTTTCCCCTCGTTCTGAGAGGACTCACAGCAATAAGAGGGGGCTTAATGTCCGATCCTGTTTCTGGTACTACGGTCGCGGCTGGTGGACTGATGGGAGCCAGCGTATTTGGTCTTGCAACCGGTATTGATTATGGCGTGGTATTTGGCGCATTCGCTGGTGCAGTATTTTATGTAGCGACCGCGGCAAATATCACACGAGTACGATTGATTGCTTACTTCATGACGTCATTCATTGTTGGCGTTCTTGCTGCTGGCCTGGTTGGTTCAAAGTTGTCACAGGCTACCGGATACAGTGACAGACCATTAGACGCACTTGGTGCTGTTGTAGTGGCTGCGATGACAATCAAAGTGCTCACATTTTTCAACAGTCAGGATTTGGGAAGCCTGTTCAGTATTCTTTCGCGATTCCGTGGAGGAGGGGCCAGCAATGGTAACAAGTGATCCGTCAGCGATGGTGAATGCAGGTATTTGTGCAGTCATCGTCCTTGTCCTGATGTTCTACCAGCGTGAAGGGGCAAGACATCGCCCCGCTATATCATTGCTGGCTTACTTCGTTGTGCTGGTTTATGCCAGCGTTCCATTCCGATATCTGTTTGGCCTCTACCAGGAGTCACACTGGATGGTGGTCATCGTAAACCTTCTTATTTGCGCTGCCGTGTTATGGGCTCGTGGGAACGTGGCGCGTCTCGTTGATACGCTGAGGCATTAATGAACCAATCACAATTTCAACAGGCGGCTGGTGTAAGCGCCGGGTTAGCTTCGCGCTGGTTTCCGCATATTGATGCTGCGATGAAAGAGTTCGGCATTGTTAAGCCTGAAGACCAGGCAATGTTTATCGCTCAGGCAGGACATGAATCAGCAGGATTTACCGCGCTGGTGGAGAGCTTCAACTACACCCCTGCTGCTCTGCTGACCACCTTTGGACGCCGCATTACGAACCACCAGGCCTATATGCTTGGGCGTGACAAAGAAAAAGGTCAGGTAGCCAATCAGCCAGCCATTGCAAATCTGGTGTACAGCAATCGACTCGGTAACAAAGCATCAGGCGATGGGTGGAAATATCGTGGACGCGGGCTGATTCAGATTACCGGCCTTGATAATTACCGCCGCTGCGGAACGGGATTAAAACTGGATTTAGTCAGTAATCCTGAGTTGCTGGAAAAGGACATCAACGCTGCACGTTCAGCTGCATGGTTCTACGCCACCAGCGGATGCCTGAGCTATTCCGGCGATCTGGTTCGCATCACTCAGATCATCAATGGTGGACAGAACGGAATTAACGACCGCCGTACACGCTATGCCAAAGCAAAATCGGTGCTCTCATGATTAAGTGGCTAGTTCTTCTCATTCCACATTGGGAAACGGACACGGTTGTTCTGCAGGAGAAGGGTGACGAATTACATATCGTTTGCAGTTATACCGATATTAAGCCTGGCGAGGTGTTCGACGGGATGTGTGAACTTAAAACCTTCACATGGCTTAACTGGTCTTTTCCATACGGTCAGCCTATCAACGTCCGCTCATTTGAACCAAAGGTGATCGCATGAGCATTGTAGAAATTATTATCGGCGTTATTGGTGCAATTATGGTAGCAGCTGCTGGTGGTTTTGGTGTTGGCCATTTGCGTGGCACCAATAAAGCGGAAGCCAAAGCAGATCAGCAGCGCACTGAAGAACGTGAAGCAGCTACTGAAGCCGTTGCAGAACGCCGGGTAGAAACAACAAAAGGAGCCAGGGATGTACAGCAGACTGTTAATCATCTTCCTGATGACGATGTTGACCGCGAGTTGCGCGAAAAATTTACCCGCAAAACCTGAAGTAACGGACACAGCCTGTGACTGGGTGAATATCATCTACCTCACTGAACATGACATTGAGGTGATGGACCGCCAGACGAAGAAAGACGTGTTGACACATAACAGGTCTGTTCAGCGCAACTGTCCCAATAAAATCACCACGGCCTCGCAATAGCGGGGCTTTTTAATGCGCTTCGCACGCGCAAACCAAAGAGAGTCTTTCAGTAGTGAGCCTGGGTGATGCCGTTAGGTTGCGTTTACCTCTCGGGCGGCATTGCCGTGCGACAGGCTCACGTCTAAAAGGAAACGCACATGAAGAGTCTTGAAATTAAATATGATGACGGGAAGTTTACTCACCTCATTGTTGATGGGCTGAAGGTTGATGGCTTAACCGCGTTCAAATTCAGTCATGTCGTTGGAGAAGAATTGCCAACACTGTCGATTACTACCCAAATATCCGGGAAGCTAACTCTTTCTCCTGAGGTTTCGGTTGCATTTGATATGCAAGGTGATCATGAAACCATGGAAGAGAGAATTAAAGAGGCGGCTAAATACGGCCCCAATCGAACACTCCTTGAATTAGGCACAGGAAGTTAAGGCACCATGATGAATGTAGAGATCGATGGTGTGAAATACGTTCCTGAAAACATGGCGAGTAGCAGAATCGGAATAGCCATAACCACGCACAACCGACCTGATGTACTGAAACGTGCCATTGAGCAGCACATGAAGCATCTTCCATCTGGTGCGCTGGTGGTTGTGATAGACGATGGCTCAAAGCCTGCCGCTGTTGTACCGGCTAACGTGAAGCTGTTTCGACATGACCAATCATGCGGTATTGTCGCTTCGAAGAACGCCAGCCTGACCGCGCTGGTGGACGCCGGGTGTGAGCATCTCTTCCTGTGGGATGATGACGCGTGGCCAATCGCTGATAATTGGCATCTCCCTTACATCGAATCTCCAGAGCCGCATCTGGCTTATCAATTTCTCGATCTGGCTGGCCCACGAAAAATAAACGATATGACCGTCCTGTATCGGGATGATAAGCATATCGCTTACACCGGGCAGCGCGGCGTTATGCTGTATTATCACCGCAGCGCCATTGATAAGGTTGGCGGCTTCGATCAGGTATACGGGCGCGGCATGTACGAGCATCCCGATCTGGCGCTACGAATTCACAATGCCGGGTTATCGACTTGGGCCTTCGCTGATGTGGTTGGTTCTGAAAATCTGATTCACTCAATGGATGAGCACGAAGAAGGATCACGCTCCATCCCTCGGCCTAATCGCGAAGCTTTAGTTAAGCGTAACGTTGGTATTTTCAACGCGCGGCGTGATAGTGGATATACCGCTTTCACTTCTTACCGAAGTAACCCAAATCTTGTTCTGACCACATTACTAACAAGTCAGCCAGATCCACAGCGCACAGGAAGAATGAAACATGATGCTGGCATTCTACAGTCGTGGGCTGATTCAGTGTCTGGTGCGCTGCCGGTTGTACTGGCGGATGAACTGAAAGTGTTACCTTATGGCGTAGAGTTATACGAAGTTCCCGAGTTGAGCATGAGCCCTTACTTTGCTCGCTGGCTTCACATCTACCAATACCTGCGCTCACATCCTGAATTTGATCTGGTCTGGTGTACTGATGGTACCGATGTCGAGATGCTTAGAGAGCCCTGGGCAGAAATGCAGCCGGGTAAAATATATGTTGGGTCTGAGCATAAGACGTATTCCGATGGATGGATGAAGGCCAATCACCATGGAAAAGCATATAGCGACTTCATCGAGCAGCATCGTGATGAACCGCTGTTGAATGCTGGTCTGTTAGGTGGAAGTAGAACAGATGTGATGGAGTTTGCTCACCGTATCATTCGTCAGCACTACCTGATTGAAAGCCACCGATTCTGGAAGATGGAGACTGCACCCGCCACGCTGGTGGATATGGGCGCTTTCGGAATGGCTGCAAAGTCATTCGGTGATCGAATCGTTACCGGACCTCTGGTGCATACCATCTTTAAAACGGACGGTTTCGGTAAGGAGTTAGCGTGGTGGAAACACAAGTGAAGTTCGTAGTGGTCGGACACCATGACCGCTTTGCCTCAGCAGTTCTTCTGGCAAGCGATTTGGGAGCCCATCTTCTTCTGGATGAAGGTGAGCATGGGGCCAACTGGAATCATCGCCGAGCGCTTGAATGGGCTACCAACCAATCATGCCGTGTTGTCGTACTTGAAGATGATGCTATGCCAGTCGCTGGGTTCCGCGACAAGATTGCTGTGTGGCTTTCTCGATATCCAGATGCACTGTGTTCATTTTATCTCGGCACTGGCCGTCCACCACAGTATCAACTGGAGATAGCATCAAAGCTAATAGCAGCTGATAAGGCCAGAGCTGACTTCATTACATTACCGCGCCTTATTCATGGCGTCTGCTACAGCGTACCTCAGCAACATCTCAAGAGAGTGCTGGATAAATGGAACCACAGCAAAGCAGCAGACTATGCAGTCGGTGATGCTTACGGTGGCCCTGTTGTCTATCCATGCTACTCACTCGTTGACCACGCTGATGGACAGCCAGTAGAACCAGCCAGAGACAATCAGCCAAGAACAGAACGCCGCAAAGCATGGAGGTTACATGTCTAAGTTAAAGACACTACATCCTCGCCTGAAAGCTATCGACACCCGACGAATAAAGCCTGTCTATGGTGAGAATCGTCGAGTGAGTGGAAGCGCAAGGGTAAGTCTTAAGCGTCGTATCTATGTGCGCGACGGTGGTCACTGCTGTATGTGCAATCAAGTAGTAGACCTGCATGACAGCGAGCTTGATCACCGCATAGCACTACAGTTCGGTGGTGATAACGATGAGAGCAACCTCTGGACGCTGTGCATTGATTGCCACTCAGGTAAGTCATCGCGCGAAGCATCAATGAACCAACCTGACAGTGAGGCTCTGAAGCACTCTGTGCCGAAAGATAAATCACAATCTGGCATCGTAATTCTCTGACCAAACACCGGGGGGGTATCGGTGGGTGTCAACGCCGATCGCGCTGGACACCGCGCCCCCTCTCACGCGCAGAAAATTTTCCCCTTTGGAGGGTGTTAACGTGTTAACAGGACAAAAGCGCAAATTCGCACAAGCGCTGATGTCCGGTTCATCCCAGGCTGAAGCAGCCCGAAAGGCCGGTTACTCCGAGAAAACCGCGAGGTCTCAGGGTTCCAGGCTGGCAAAAGACCCGGATATCATCGCGTTTATCAATAAAAAACGTGGTACCGAAGTCATTGCCGAGCAGGCTGTTTCTGAACCAGATGATCTGCCAAAAGTTGTTAACAGAACGGTGAAGGAATTTGATGATCCGCTTGAGTTCCTGAAAGCAGTGATGAACGACGTATCAGAAGAGACGGATGTCAGAAAAGACGCTGCAAAAGCGATGCTCCCATACCTTCACCCCAAAAAAGGAGAAGGTGGTAAAAAGGATGCGAGACATGCTGCCGCGAAGGTCGCAGCTACGGGTAGCAAGTTTGGGGCAATGGCACCCCCGAAGCTTGTTGTTAATAACAAGGGGTAATCGATGGCTCAATGGACCACGGCTTGCCCTGAATGGGAATCTCTTCTGGTTGCAAAGCAATCAATCATCCCACCACCAATTTTTCCAGACCAGGCAGAACAGGCACTTGGCATCTTCAAAGAGTTACGCGTCTCTGATTTACCAGGAAAGCCAACATTTGGTGAGTGCTCTGAGGAATGGGTATTTGACTTTGTTAATGCCATCTTCGGTGGCTATGAAGCAGAGACTGGCAAGCAGTTAATCCGCGAATATGGACTGCTTATCTCGAAGAAGAACACAAAATCGACCATCGCAGCAGGGATTATGCTGACCGCGCTGATCCTGTGCTGGCGTGAAGATGAAGAGCACCTGATTCTCGCGCCGACAAAAGAGGTTGCAGATAACAGTTTTAAACCTGCTGCCGGGATGATACGCGCCGATGATGAGCTATCTGATATGTTCCAGATTCAGGACCATATCCGCACCATCACACACCGAGTAACGAGAAATACACTAAAAGTAGTAGCAGCTGACACCGATACTGTTTCAGGTAAAAAGTCAGGGCGCATTCTGGTTGATGAGCTTTGGTTGTTTGGCAAGCGAGCTAATGCCGAAGCCATGTTTATGGAAGCACTTGGCGGTCAGGTATCTCGCAACGAAGGGTGGGTTATATTCCTGACTACGCAAAGTGATGAACCGCCTGCTGGTGTATTCAAAGAACGCCTTGATTACTGGCGAGCTGTGCGAGATGGGAAGATTAATGACCTTAAAACACTTGGCGTCCTGTATGAATTCCCTGACTCTATGGTGGAAAGTAAGGCTTACCTTGAACCAAAAAATTTCTACATCACCAATCCAAATATTGGACGTTCTGTAAGTGAAGAATGGATTGCCGATCAGCTTCTGAAGAACCAGAACAAAACAGACGGAACATTACAGCAGTTCCTTGCGAAACATCTCAATATCGAAATTGGTCTAAACCTCCGAAGTGACCGATGGGCAGGTGTTGATTTCTGGGAACCGCAAATTAGGGCGGTAACATTCAGCGATATCCTTCAGCGAGCTGAGGTTGCTACAGTTGGGATAGATGGTGGTGGCCTTGATGACCTTCTTGGTCTTTACGTTATTGGTCGTGACAAAGAAACCCGAGAGTGGATTGGATGGGGCCATGCCTGGGCGCATGAAATAGCTGTGCGCCGCCGCAAAAGCGAAGAATCCAGGTTCAACGATTTCGTTAAGGCCGGTGACCTGACTATCGTAAAACGAGTAGGACAGGATACGGAGGAAGTCGCTGAATATGTCAGCCGTATTAATGATGCGGAACTGCTGGATAAAATTGGCATTGACCCTTCTGGTGTCGGTCAGATCCTTGATGCTCTTGTTGAAGCTGAAATACCTGAAGATTCAGTGGTTGGTGTCAGCCAGGGATGGAGACTTGGTGGTGCGATTAAGACAACAGAGCGCAAGCTAGCTGAGGGTGTGCTTATTCATGGTGGACAGCCATTAATGGCCTGGTGTGTAGGCAATGCCAGGGTAGAACCTAAAGGTAACGCTATCCTTATCACCAAACAGGCTAGTGGAAAGGGGAAAATTGACCCCCTTATGGCCTTGTTTAATGCCGTTTCGCTAATGGCACTTAATCCTGAAGCGAAGAAGAAAGATTACCAGGTATTTTTTATATAAATAACACGTCAGTTAATGACCCGCCACGGCGGGTTTTTTCGTTTCTGGAGGACAGTAAATGAAGCTTGACCGCGCATGTACGATCATGACGGTGAAAGCGGTGGATGAGGACAAACGGATAATCACCGGGATTGCTTCCACACCATCACCTGACCGTGACGGCGACATTATGGACCCTGACGGTGCGAAGTTCGGTAGTGAAAACCCTTTCCTCTGGCAGCATGACAGAACCCAACCTATTGGGAACTGTTCTGCAAAGAAAGTGAAAGAAGGGCTTCAGATCACGGCGCAACTTGTTAAGCCAACACCTGACATGCCATCGCAGTTGGTGGCCAGGCTTGAAGAAGCGTGGGCATCAATCAAATCAGGTCTTGTGAAAGGCCTGTCTATCGGCTTCAAGCCAATTAAATACGCATATCTCGACTCTGGTGGCATCCATTTTCTTGAATGGGAGCTTCTTGAAGTTTCTGCAGTAACGATCCAGGCGAATGCCGAGTGTTCGATTCAAACCGTTAAGTCGTTTGACCGCCAGTTACTCGCCGCGCTCGGCAATGAGAAACCGGTAGTTAAAACCATAAATTCTGCTGGCGCTTCAGCACCGAATAAATCTTCTCAAAAAGGAAAATCAACGATGAATATCGCTGAACAGATCAAAAGTTTTGAAAACAAGCGTGCAGCGCTGGCCTCTTCACTGAACGACATCATGAGCAAAGCCGCCGATGAAGGCCGCACGCTGGATGCGGAAGAAACAGAAAGCTACGACAACACCTCTACTGAAATCAAAGCGGTCGACGAGCACCTTAAACGCCTTCGTGATATGGAAACCAGCATGGCATCAACCGCCAAGCCAGTAACTAAAGCAGCATCTGGTGAAGTTTCAGTGGTGAATAACGCGCCGTCCATCATCCGTGTAGAGCCTAAGCTGGAAAAAGGTATTGCCTTTGCCCGTTTTGCCAAGTCTCTGGCAGCTGGTAACGGTAGCCGCTCCGAAGCGCTGCAGATTGCGAAAAACCAGTATCCTGATGACACCAAACTTCATCATGTTCTGAAAGCTGCGGTAAGTGCTGGTACCACCACAGACCCTACCTGGGCTGGCGCTTTAGTTGAATATCAGGATTACGCGCAGGATTTCGTTGAGTTTCTTCGCCCTCAGACCATTATCGGGCGCTTTGGCCAGGGCAGCATCCCGTCACTGCGGCAGGTACCGTTTAATGTGCGTATTCCGGCGCAAACCTCTGGAGGGTCAGCTGGCTGGGTAGGTCAGGGTAAAGCCAAACCTCTGACCAAGTTTGACTTTGCAACCATCACCTTCGGTTTTTCCAAAGTGGCGTCTATTGCAGTTCTGACAGAAGAGCTGATCCGTTTCTCAAATCCATCTGCTGATGCTCTGGTACGTAACGCCCTTGCTGAAGCAGTGATCGCTCGACTGGATACCGACTTCATCGACCCGGCAAAAGCGGCAGTGGCTGATGTTTCCCCGGCATCTATTACCAACGGCATCACTGCGATTCCGTCTACTGGTGACCCGGATACCGATGCTGCAGCAGCATTTGGTCAATTTATTACCAACAACCTGCAGCCGAATGGCGCGGTCTGGCTGATGTCCAGCACTACGGCTCTTACGCTGTCCATGCGTAAAAATGCACTGGGCCAGAAAGAGTATCCGGACATGACCATGCTGGGCGGTACATTCCAGGGACTGCCAGTAATTGTCTCCCAGTACGTTGGCAATCAGTTGGTGCTGGTTAATGCACCGGATGTATACCTGGCTGATGACGGCGGTGTGGCAGTTGATATGTCTCGCGAAGCTTCTCTGGAAATGCAGAGCGCTCCGACCCATGACAGCACCACCCCAACGGCAGTGGAACTGGTATCCATGTTCCAGACCAACAGCGTGGCCATCCGTGCAGAGCGCTGGATTAACTGGAAACGCCGTCGCGATGCAGCAGTGGCCGTTATCTCCGGCGTTGATTACAGCACTGGCGCTACCAGCTAAGAAGGAGGGCGGGGGAAACCCCGCCGTTTCATATGGCAAAGATCAGATACCTACAGCGTACACATGACTCATTGCCAGGTGATGAGAAAATTGTGAATGACCAGTGCGCAAAGGTACTGGTTCTGCTGCATAAAGCTGAATATGTGACTGGCAAAAAAGCTGGTGGACCGAAAAAGAAAAAAGTTAACGCGGAGAATGGCTGATGTGGAATCCTTTTAGTCGGAAAGAGAAAGCACTACAGCAACCATCATCTCGCGGCTGGACTCCGATATTTTCCTTTGTCAGAGAACCTTTCGCAGGTGCCTGGCAAAGAAACATGGAAATCAGGAATGAGACCGTACTTTCGTATTATGCGGTGTTCTCTTGCATTACGCTGATAGCCAGTGACATTTCAAAGATGTCGCCAGCCATTCAGGCCAAAGATTCTAACGGCATCTGGAAAGAAGTTTCGGATAATGAATTCGACACACTAATCAGTAAACCTAACCAGTTTCAGAACACAATTCAGTTTTTTGAAACGTGGATGAATTCAAAACTTTCTCGCGGAAATACCTACGTGATGAAGGTTAAAAACAATACCGGGAAGATTACAGAACTTCGTATTCTTGATCCGGATAAAGTCACACCCTTAGTTGCTGATGATGGTTCTGTTTTTTATCAAATTAGCCCTGATCAGATTAGCGGTTTGCCGACACAAGTAACCGTTCCGGCGCGAGAAATAATTCACGATCGCTTTAACTGCCTATTTCATCCTTTGATCGGTATTTCTCCTATCTATGCATGTGGACTTGCAGCAATGCAGGGTAAGCACATCCAGGAAAGCTCTGCGTTCTTCTTTAAAAATGGCGGCAAACCAAGTGGCGTTATTACTATTCCTGGCTCTGTTGATGCTGACAAAGCCACAGAAATAAAAAAAGCATGGGATGCAGGTTACACAGGGGAAAATGCAGGAAAGACTGGACTGTTATCAGGTGGCGCAGAATACAAAGCGATCACCATGTCTGCGGTAGATGCGCAGACTGTTGAGCAGCAGAAACTCTCTGCAGAAATGGTTTGTTCTGCCTTCCATGTCCCGGCATATAAGGCTGGCGTTGGCGAAATACCAAGTTCTGATAACGTTGAAGCACTTGAACAACAATATTACTCACAGTGCCTGCAGGTGCTGATTGAGTCTATCGAGTCACTCTTGAAAGAAGCTTTCGAACTGGATGCCAAAAAGCGTGTTGAGCTTGATATCGGCGCGCTGTTACGAATGGACAGCGAACGCAGAATGAAAGCGCTGGGTGATGGAGTTAAAAACACTATCCTTACTCCAAACGAAGCCCGTAAAAGTGAAAACCTTCCTCCTGTTGAAGGTGGTGATTCTCTCTTCCTGCAGCAGCAGAACTTCAGCCTGGCAGCGCTGGCCAGGCGTGATGCATCAGAAGACCCATTCGCGAAAGGGACGCAACAGACGCAGACAGCGATTGCACCTGTTGATGAAAGTGGAAAGGCGCTAAGTGAGACTGAACTTTTCGCAGCGAAAACAATGCTCAGAGGATTATTAACAAAATGAATGAACGTGAATTATCCCTGATTAAAGCGCTTGGCGAAGAGTTTGGATTAGCCATTCAAAAAATGGCAGATGACTTTCAGCAAGCGCTGGAGAAAACAGCCAGTAATCTGGAGAAGCAACTGGAAGAGGTTCGACAGTCAATTCCAGAATTCCAACCAGTAGAAATACCAGATGTATCTAAAATGGTTGCCGATGCTGTAGGTGAATTACCGAAGGCACCAGAACTACCAAACTTTAACCAGATTATTGCCGATGCTACCGAAAGAGCGGTGAAGCAGGCTTTTGAATCAATTCCAGTACCCAAGGATGGTAAAAGCGTCACGGTTGATGATCTGCGTCCCCTTGTCGAAGAGGTTGTGAAGGCGTTACTTCCTGAACCGGTAGATGTTGAAAAGCTCGCTCAGGATTTGTTGTCAAAGATTCCTGATCCTGAACCTGGTTCCGCTGGTCGTGACGCTCTTGCAATAGAGATTGAACCATTCATCGACGAGAAAAAAAGCTATCCACGCGGTACCTATGCGACTCACAAAGGCGGACTTTGGCGCTCCCATGAAAAGACGCACGGTATGCGGGGCTGGGAATGTATTGTTGACGGTGTGTCGGGCGTTGATATCAAACAAGATAACCAGCGAACCTTCTCAATTTCTCTCGAAAGAGCAAGCGGTACTGTGGAAGTTAAGTCCTTTGACATCCCGGTAACTATCTATCGCGATGTATTCAAATCTGGTACCGAATATCAACCTGGCGATACGGTCACATGGGGTGGTTGTATGTGGCATTGCAACGAGAAAACTTGCGACAAGCCTGGTGAGACAGGATCGAAAGGATGGACGCTTGCTGTTAAGAAAGGGCGAGATCTGAGGGATAAGCCATGATTGAACTGGTTACGCTCGAAGAGGCTAAGTTGCATCTCCGTATTGACGACGATTACGGAGATTCAGACCTTACCTTAAAAATTCAGGGCGGCAGCGCAGCAATACTTTCCTACATTCAGGGAAGTCGCGCGTTAGTCGTGGATGAATCAGGAAAGCTTATTGATGGTGAGCCGCTTACTCGCGTTCAGACTGCTCTGTTGGTTCTGCTTGGCTATCTGGACCGTAACCGCGGCGGCGAAGAAGAAGAAAAGTTGAAGCAGGGAGAGCTTCCTTTTTCTGTATCAATGCTGATTTACGACCTCCGTAAGCCGACAATTATTTAAGGGGTAGGTATGGCATGCGCAGGATGCGCCAGACGGCGCGAGTGGATTAAAAAGTGGACGAGGATTGCCTATGAACGAGCAGCAGTTAAACGAACTAACGGCGGCACTGAGAGCGCTGGCAACGTCTCAACTGAAACAGGCAGAAGCGATAAACCGTTTGGCTCTGGCTGATGAAACACTGATATCTCTGATTGCAAAAACGCTCGTTGATGAAATTGATGATGAGCTACCACCGCAGACCTATCTTGATGGTAAGCCGAGGTAATCGTGGAGTTTGCTAAACTGCGTCACCGTATCACTATTCAGCGACGAACAGGCGTCCAGTCACCAACCACAGGGGCAATGGAATATACCTGGAACAACCTGGCAGATGTTTATGCCAGCGTGGTTTCTTCATCAGTCCGTGACTTCATTACAGCTCAAGCCGCTAACGTAAAAGTTACTGCCAGAATCACCATTCGTTTTCGGGATGATATTCAGGAGAAAGACCGCATCCTCTTCCGTGGAAAAATATACAGCGTTGAAGGGATTTTACCTGACCCGAATAGCGGACTTGAATACCTGACACTTCCATGTTCTGAGGGGGTTAAAGATGGCTGATAGCATTGAGTTTAAGCTTGAAGGCGTAGATTCACTGCTTGGTAAGTTAGAAGCCATTACTACGGAAACCAAACGGAAAACAGGGCGTTCGGCACTCAGAAAAGCGGGAAACGTTATCGTAACCCAGATAAAGAGAAACGCAGAACGACTAGACGATCCACACACTGCCCGTAGCATTGCTGATAATGCCGCGCTGCGCTGGAATGGTCGTATGTTTAAACAAACCGGTGATCTTGCCTTCAGGATAGGCATTCTTCAGGGAGCCGTATTAAAAAAGCATCCAAGCACTGCGAAAGATGCTCCCACCCCTCACTGGCGCCTTCTGGAGTTTGGCACTGAAAAGATGGCAGCAAAACCGCTCGTTCGTGCTGCTGCAAATTCCAGACTGATAGAGGTTTTCAACACCTTCTCTGTTAACTACGAAGCGGGGATTGACCGAGCTATCAAACGAGCACAGAAGAAAGGAGAGACGGCATGATTGCTCCTATTTTTCCTGTTTGCGCGTCGAGTCCTGAAGTCACTGCTTTACTCGGAAGCAATCCGGTAAGAATTTATCCTTTCGGCATTCAGGACGATAACGTTGTTTATCCATACGCCGTCTGGCAGAACATCAGCGGCTCTCCTGAAAATTTCCTCAACCAACGACCAGATGCGGACATGTATTCGCTTCAGGTTGATATCTATGCCGATACCACTGATGAGGCCATTGCGGTTGCTAAAGCCATGCGTAATGCGATTGAGGTAAAAGCCAACATTGTTCGCTGGGGTAATCAGACGCGAGACCCTGAGACGCTCAGGTATCGATATTCTTTCGACGTTGACTGGATAGTCAACCGATAACAAACCTTCCACAACCGGCCTTGAGCCGGTTTTTTTATACCCGGAGATAATTATGTCAGTAGTGACTCAAGGCACTCAGATGTACGTTCTGAATAACGGTGTGGTCAGTGAAGTTGAATGTATTACTTCGTTCTCACCAGGTAGTAGCCCGGCAGATCAGATTGAAGATACCTGTCTGAGTGAAACGAATACTCGTTCCTACAAAAAAGGCCTGCGCACCCCTGGTCAGGCAACGGTAGCTCTTAACGCAGACCCGGCAAACGCCAGTCATGTCATGCTGAGCAATCTTGCCGAATCAAGCGATCAAACAAACCTGACCTTCGCTATTGGATGGGCTGATGGAACGGATGAACCAACGGTAGCGACTTCTGGTGATCCAGATGCAGTAGATGGTCTTTCTCTGCCGGATACGCGTACCTGGTATGTATTCCAGGGCTATGTTTCTGATTTCCCGTTCGACTTCCAGGCTAATACGGTCGTACAAACCTCAGCAACTATTCAGCGTTCAGGGCAGGGGGTTTGGGTTCCAAAGGCCCAACCAACGAGCTAATAACCAGGCATTAATGAGCGGGGGAAACCCCGCAAATTGAGAGGAAAGAAATGAAACTGAATATGGATTCGTTAAAACAGGCAGGGGCGTTCACTGGTCGTCCTGTTGAGAAGGAAATAACCTGGAAGCAGGGAGATAAAGAGATCACAGCTACCGTTTATATCAGGCCTATGGGCTATCACGATGCGGTATCAAATGTTCTTTCAGCAGTGGGTAAGATTGATGGTGTTGCTGGGCGTATCGCTGCATCAATCTGTGATGAAAATGGCGCTCCTGTTTTCACTGTCGCCGATATCACTGGCGAAGCAGACCCTGAGCGCGGCGCACTTGATGGTGCTCTTACCGTTGCTCTGCTTGTCGCTATTCAGCAGGTTAATGACCTGGGAAAGGCGAACTCAGCGCAGAAGACGAATTCTGGTGTGAATTAGTTCTCAACGGGATAGGCGGTCGCACCATTGCTGAAGCAAAAGAACGTGTTAGTGTTACAGAGTATCGTGACTGGGTTCTTTACCGTCAAAAGTACGGAAGCCTTAACGGAATGATGCGTACCGAGTGGGCCGCTGGCCTTATTTCTTCTGTGCTGGCTAACGTCAACCGTGGAAAAGATTCCCCCTCCTTCAAAGTAACAGACTTCACACCACACATTAACGAGCCTTCCATTTCACTGGAGCAGGCTATGCAGGAGTGGACATAGCATGGCTGGTAAATCCCTCGGAACGCTGACCATTGACCTGGTAGCTAAGGTTGGTGGATTTGTATCTGGTCTAAGCCAGGCTGAACGAGCATCACAAAAATGGCGAAAACAGGTTCAGGCTGATGCAAAAGCGGCTGCGGTAGCATTTACTGGTTTTGCTACCGCGGCAAGTGCGGCAGCTATCGGTGTCGGCGTCGCCGGTTACAACCTGCTAAAAACAACGTCAAAGCAGATTACCGAAACAGACCGTTGGGCTAAGTCGCTCAATATGTCTACGCAGTCTTTGCTTGCCTGGCAGTATGCAGCTGAAAAAGCTGGCGTATCCGGTGACCAGATGGCCGATATCTTCAAGGATATTGGCGATAAAATTGGTGATGCTGTACTGAATAAATCTGGGGAAGCGGTTGATGCTCTAAATGCACTCGGATTATCGGCTAAAAAATTAGCCGGTGAATCACCAGATAAGCAATTGCTGGCTATCAGCAATGCACTCGGCAAGATTAAAACAAACGCTGAAAAGACCACAATCCTTGAAAGTCTTGGCAACGACCTTTCAAAGCTTCTCCCATTACTTGATCAGGGAGGGGAAAAACTTCGCCAGTACATGGATGCGGCAAAACAGTTTGGCGTTGCCCCTGACGATGCTGATATCGAAAAGTTGGTGAAAGTAAACTCCCTGTTTGAGGACATGGAGACGCAGGTAAACGGCGTAAAAATTGAGATTGCAACCGGCCTTGCCAATGTTGACCTGTCAGGATTACAGAACGCGATCACTGACATGGGGGATGTATTCAAAGATCCTCAGGTTATTCAGGGTTTGACAGACCTGGTTGGTGGTGTTGTTGACCTCGCGACCTGGCTTGTTAAAGTTGGTGCTGAAGCAGGGAAGCTAATTGACTTGTACAAAGGCGGTAAGGCTGTAGGTGACAACGCATCTGTAACTGATATAGAGCGCCGCCTCAACAATCTTAAAGCTGATGTAGAAGATCAGGGATTCCTTGCCAGCTTTAACCGAATTGGTATGGACGTTGACGGGAAAAAAGCTGAAATAGCGCAATTAGAACGCCGACTCTCCATCATGAAAGCCGGTAATAATCTTCCTCTCGCCCAGGCCACTATAGCTGCACCATCTTCATCCAGAAATAACTATTCCTTAGGTACTGGAGAAACAAACGGTAAATCGTCTCCAGATGCCGGAGCCAAGAAACTGGAGTCAGCGTTTAAGTCTCTGGAAATGAGCTATCAGCGCCAGATAGCGCTAATTGACACAACTGGCAAAAAGAATCAGCAGGTAACAGAGCTTGAGAAGCTGCGTTTTGATTTCACTTCTGGGAAATTAACAGGAATTAATGCAGCTCAGAAAGAGCGACTTGAGCAACTTGCGACGGAAATAGATCGTCTCAACTCCCTGAAAAAAGCCAACGAAGAAAACCTGAAACTTGTCGAGTTTACCGCTAATTTGCGCAAGCAAAATCAGAATGACCAGGCAGCAAATGATTCTGATTTTATCGGCGCAAGTATGGGCGACAAGACTCGCCAGCGCATGAAGGAATTGCTGGATATTCAGCGTAGTTTTCTCGACAGACAGTCTGACCTTCAGAAGCAATACCAAAGTGGTGATATAAGCAAATCGCTTTATGACCAGGAAACAGCAGCATTACAGCAGGCGCTTGATGACCGTCTTGATATTCAGGAGGACTACTACAAAAAGTCTGATGCTCAGATGGGCGACTGGCAAAGCGGGATTATGGATGCGTTGAATGATTATGCTGATAAATCAGCTGATTATTACCAGACTGCTGCAGATGCGATGACTTCTATTCTTGGTGGTGCAACCTCGGTTATTTCTGACAACCTTAATGACCTTGTGCACGGTGCAGAAGATTTAGGTGATTTTTTCAGTAATATTTTCTCTGGCCTTGGTGAAACAATCATTAAAACCCTTTCTGATATGGCGGCTCAATGGCTGGTATATCAGGCAGTGCAATTGCTGGTAGGTAAATCCACTCAGGCAAGCGCAGCGGCATCAATGCTGGCAAACGCTCAGGCATCATCTTTGCAGGCTCAAATCGCAGCATACGCATCGACAGCGGCAATTCCTATCGTTGGTCCCGCGCTTGCACCTGCAGCGATGGCAACAGCTGCGGCAGTGACTGCACCACTTGTTGCAGCAGTTGGTACTTCTGCCCTGGCAGGTATGGCGCACGATGGTATTGATAGCGTCCCGGAAACAGGCACATGGCTGCTCCAGAAAGGTGAGCGAGTTGTGACCTCTCAGACGTCAGCAAAGCTTGATGAAACACTGGACAGGGTAAATCAACAATCAACCAGCGGAGCAAGCTTCTCTCCCGTTATTAACATGAATGTTAACGGTGATCCATCTGATACTCAGATCTCCATGATGAAGCAAGCCACGGCTGAGGGGGCAAAACTTGGATATCAACAGGCAGCCAGCGACCTTGCCAGTGGGAAAGGTGACATTTCGAAAGCAATGATGCGCTGGAACACTAACAGGAGAACTGGTTAATGGCTAAAACGACCAGCATTAACTATCCGAATGATTACCTTCCTGTTCCATTGCAGGAAGGGTTCGGGTTAAAGCCAGTTAGCCCATTACTGAGAACCGAACTCACATCCGGCAGGGCGAGGCAGAGGCGATTATATACTTCAACGCCAACTCAGGCCTCGGTTGCATGGCTGCTTACGGACCCGGAAGCTCAACTATTTGAGGTATGGTTCAGGGACACCATTAAGGATGGCGCTGACTGGTTTAACATGCCTCTTCGATCTCCGTTAGGCGTTGTCGATGTTTATGTCTGTCGTTTCGTGGATATCTATGAGGGGCCGACAATTGAAGGCGGCAACTACTGGCGCTACACGGCCACGTTGGAATTGTGGGAAAGGCCTGTTCTGGCTCCTGGCTGGGCTGATTTTCCTGATTACATTATCAACAGCAGCATTATTGATATTGCACTCAACAGGGAGTGGCCCAGACCGTGACAATTCTGAATCGTCTTTATGCCTCATCTGGTGAAGAGGTGATTATCGAAACACTCCAGATAAACATCGGTAGTGAAGTTTATTATTTATGTAAGGGGTTCGATGATATTACCGCAACCACAGAAAATGGTGATGCTGTGACATTCCAGGCCGCAGCGATTGATATTGCTCTTCCTGCCCGGAATAGTGATGGAACTCAGGACTTGCAGTTTGCGATCGATAACATTGATGGAGTTACCTCTACAGCGATTCGTAACGCGCTGGATAATCTTTCAGAGGCATCATTAACTTATCGTAACTACGTATCAACTGACCTCAGTGCACCCGCTTCAGTTCCATATACTCTGGCTATTAAGAGTGGTTCGTGGACGTCGACACAGGCACAAATTACGGCTGGCTATATGAACGTACTCGATACTGCATGGCCTCGCCATCGTTACACCCTTCCATACTACCCTGGCCTCCGTTACATGAGTTAAGGAGTAACAATGTTCAATCCTGACAAATACCTTTCTGTCGTGTGGCAGAAGGGCGGTCGTGTTTACCCTGAACTTGACTGTTTTGGCATCGTCAATGAGGTACGAAAAGACCTGGGGCTGCCTCTGTGGCCAGATTTTGCAGGTATAACAAAAGACGACGGAGGTTTAAACCGAGAGGCCAGAAATCTCATGCTTTCTCTGGAAAAATGCGCGCCGTGTATTGGTGCCGGCGCCGCATGTTATTCCGGGTCAACCGTTACTCATGTTGGTGTAGTCGTTGAAATTAACGGCCAACTGCATGTCGCAGAGTGCAATCCAGGAGTGAATGTTACCTTCCTTCCTGTCTCGCGTTTCAAACGTCGTTTTGTCAAAGTGGAGTTCTGGAAGTGACTATCAGAATTTATCCTTCACGGCTGCCAGGCGAGCCACTCGAAACTCATGAACATGGCGCAGTAACTATTCATCAATGGCTTGCGAAGAACGTTCAGGGCTATAAGCCTGATATGAAGCACCCGATCACAGTTGATGTTGATGGAGAGAACATACCGCCTCAGGCATGGTTTGAATTTGCTATCAAATCAGGGAGTGATGTCAGAATTTACCCTGTCCCTTATGGCGCTGTAGCTCTTGCATGGATTGCCGTTGCTGTGTCAGTTGCATCCGTCGCGTATGCTCTTTTCTTTGCTCCTGGTGTTGGTGACCTTGGCGGTTATTCATCAGGAACGGGAAACCCCCTTGATGTAAATCCTGCAAAGGCTAACAACGCAAAATTAGGCGACCCAATACGCGAGTTATTTGGTAGAAGCCGAATTTATCCAGACTATGCGGTGCAGCCGGTGACAAGGTTTTCATCTGATGACCCAACGGTTATGACGGTTGAAATGTTCGTAGTATTGGGAAATGGGCGATTTTCATTTGGAGATGGTGATATTCGCGTTGGATCAACCCCAAGCGCCTCTCTTGGTGACGGGTTTTCCTATACTGTTTTTCAGCCTGGACAAAACGTTAGCGGTGACCGTCGAACTGAAAACTGGTTCAATTCCACAGAGGTTGGGGGAACTGCGTCTGGTTCAGGTCTTGATATGGCGCAAACTGCGCCGGACACGGAAGATGTTGTTGCTGATTCGCTAACCGTTTCCGGACCAACAATAACATTTAATGGGCTTAGCACTGATGATGGAGATGAGACAACAAATGACCTTCCAGATACATGGACTGTTGGTGCTATTGTTGAGTTAATTGTTCCTGATTCCTATGTGGTAACTAATGATGGCGCTTACAGCAGAATTACCAGTGACACGCTTGAAGAAATTTCTCCTTATGTTGGGATGGCTGTAACGCTCTGGTACAACAGCATTGATTACCAACTATTCATTGCTGAGTTTATACCTCATTCAGAGCCAGTCGGCGAAGATGTGATTACCGCATCAATAACTCTGGCTTACGATAGCGCCACTGGAACTCCGTTCACTGGAATCCCTGAAGGTTATGTCAGGCTATCTGTTTCCCATGCCGGAAGCGAATATAAGATTCTTGATATAGATGGAAGCTCTGTAACTTTGGATCGGATTATTGATGGCAGCGTTGACCCGTCATGGCCTGGATTTTCACTGCGTACAGTACTTGATTTTGAAGCCAACGGTTTAAATGAAAATGATAGTTGGATGGGACCTTTTCTGGCATGCCCCGAAAATGAAATTGCTGATATGTTCGAAGTAAACTTCTACTTCCCAAACGGAATTTGTGGATACAACAAAAAAGGTAACAAGCAAAACCGTGAGGTGACGTGGGAGATTCAGTACCGGCCATATAGTTCAGGAGCCGGGTGGATAAGCAAAACAGGATCGTACAATCTCCAGAACATCAACGGACTGGGATTCACCGAAAGAATCACGCTGGATACGCCTGCGCTTGTAGAGGTGAGAGCTCGCCGCACGAACGAGCAGGGACAGAATAACAGCCGCGATAATATGTACTGGCAGTCATTGCGTGGGCGTTTGTTGTCACGGCCAGCATCGTATACTGGCGTCACCACAATGGCGGTTACCGTGGAAACTGGCGGTAAACTTGCTGCTCAGTCAGATCGTCGAGTAAACGTCGTTGCTACGCGAGTTTATGATTCAGGTGTATCAAGGAGCATTTCTGGTGCTCTGTATCATATAGGTAATGAGTTGGGTCTGGCGATGGACCGTGAAGCTATTGACTCACTAGAAACTACTTACTGGACTCCTGGCAGCGAATTTTTTGACTTTGCCACCACGGATTCTGTTTCTGCGCTGGAGATGCTTCAGAAGGTGACAAATGCAGGAAAAAGTTACTTCCTTCTTACCGATGGTCTGGCATCTGTAGCAAGGGAAGGCGTGAAAACGTGGACAGGAATAATCAGCCCACAGGAGATGACTGATCCGCTTCAGACGGCTTTCGTTGCTCCGTCAGCAGATGACTATGATGGTGTTGATGTTACATATATCAACGGCACTACATGGGCTGAAGAGACGGTGCAGTGCAGAACATCAGATAACCCAACTCCGGTAAAGATTGAGGACTATACGCTTGATGGTGTTCTTGATCAGGATCGCGCTTATCAGATAGGTATGCGACGCCTGATGAAGTACCTTCAGCAACGTCTGACTCACACCACGACAACGGAAATGGATGCTCTCTGTTATAACGTTGGCGACAGGATAATCTTCACTGATGATATTCCTGGTAGCAAAACCATAAGCACGTTGATTGAGGATATGAGTACAAGTGGTGGCGTAACGACTATTACAGTATCAGAACCACTTGACTGGACATTCAACAATCCCCGCGCATTGATACGCTATCAGGATGGTTCTGCTTCAGATTTGTTGGCAGTTATAAGAGTAGATGAATATATTCTATCAGTAACAGAACAAGCCAAGTTCAGCAGCATCATGCTAAACAACCCATCCATTGAATCGCCTCGTCTGATTTTCTGCGAGTCATCCCGTGTTGGATATAGCGCATTAATTTCAGAGATAGCACCGCAATCTGATGGAACATGCCAGGTAACAGCAAAAGAGTATCGCGACACTTTCTATCAGTACGATAACGCCACCTACCCCGGCAATGTAGCTTAATCCAAACATCAATATTACCCGCTACGGCGGGTTTTTTCGTTTATGAGGCAAATATGACGACTTATAATACTGGCAATCCGCTGGGGTCTTCTGCTGCAAAAGATTTGTACGATAACGCCCAGAACTTCGATCATCTTTCTAATGATCAATCTAATGAGTTATGGCCTGATCGTTTTGGTAATCCACGCCTGACTTGGCATGGTATGGAGATACGTTACCAAGAAAAACTGGCGTCAATGGGATGGACATTGATTGACTCATTCCAGGATGGAGCAAATTTAACAAGGGCAGATGAAGCGCTTCACTGGAAACTTCCTGATGGAAATGGTGAATACTATCGGTGGGATGGCATATTACCTAAGGACGTTCCTGCTGGATCAACACCAGATTCCACTGGCGGCACTGGGCAAGGTGCGTGGGTTGCTATTGGTGATGCATCACTACGTACAGATTTGGCGTCTACATCGAATGGTAAAGGAAGCTCACTAATTGCCCATGGAAACGGGACTGTATTCGATGAGCTAAATTCGCGTCTTCCAATATCACGGTTTGTAGATACAACCGGCGTTTTACCAGCAGATGATGGGTTGATTGAGGCGTTGGCATATTCTGCAGTTCATGGTATGACACTTGATATTACTGGAAAGGTGAGAATAACAAAGACTGTTAAGCAGCCACCAAACAGCTCAGTAGACTGCCGCAATGGTATTATATTTTGCGAAGACCCGTCAGGATTGGAAAATGGAGTTATGTGGTCTGTTGAAGACCCTGAAATTGTTAACGAGAAAACAACTCGCATTGGTACGCTAATCTTGTCAACTAGCCCTGTTATTGGCGAGGGGTTAATCGTAGATCGGGACGTGATGGGCTTATCAATAACAACGCCGAAAGTAGTCGTTGACAACATATATACATATGGGTGTCGGCTTGGTGGTGTAAAGACAGGCCCTAAGGGTTATGAAATAACCTTAAAAATGGTTACATGTTTCATAAATAGTTGGACTGATAAATCAAAATGGGGGATAGACTTATCTGCTGCCGATGGGATTAACGGCACCCTGGTGTGTGTTGGTTATCCGCGCGGCATCCGTTCATCAGGAACAAACCAGATCGACTTTTGCCACCCATGGGGATTCCCTGCAACGTCAGGAAATGAATATCAAAACAGACAGCTACTTACTGCGCTTAGCCTCGCAAGTAATACCCATGTAAATCACTGCTACCTAGATAGCGTAGACACAGACGGATACAACACACCTCAGTCCGGTGATGATGGCGTGAATATCGTCTGGGAGGGGTTTAATTCCACAATCGAGAAGTGCTTCATCCTGGTTCATGGGCAAACTAAACCCGGTAAGGTTAAAATTATGTCCTGCAAGGGAGCGCAGAACACCATAAATAACCTGATGGTCAACACAGATAGCGCATTAAGTACTTCACCCGTCATTTATTCAACACCCGTGCGTAAATGGCAGAATCACGTTCTTGGTGGAAACGTGCTGTATCTGACAAACCGTTTTACATACCCCGCTAGTAGTCTTATTACAGGTGGGGCTTTTACAGGGAACATCGAATTTCGCAAGGATGGAGTAGGAAATATAATAGTTACTGCGAATATAAATTGCACAGACGCTAACATATCGGATAAAGATTTCGGCATAAATTTACCTGACAGTCTTGGTTTGTCTTCCGCACTTGGCAGTATAACAAGTAGAACTATGCTCAATAGTTCTGCTGGGAATCAGACACTTATCAACTTTGAGAATAATAAAATATACCCAATTCGTCAGTCAGAGGCCGCAGGTAGCTATGTATATTTCCCAAAAGCAGATGTCAGAATTGGAGTGCTTTCATTTGTTATGCGTGCACTAAACTCATCACAGGCTTACTAGTAAAAATTTTTAATGTGATGTAGCCCCCTGAAACACCGGACAGTAGCTGTATCTCCAGATAAGAGATAGGCTTGAATATATGTCTAACACTAACGCCAATTTTGAGATGACCGGGATCCTGTTAGGGCAAGAAGTCCGTAAACGTAAAACTCCTCAGGAGAAGATCGCCATTATCCAGCAGACGATGGAGCCGGGTATGAATGTCTCCCATGTCGCCCGCCTGCATGGTATCCAGCCCAGCCTGCTGTTTAAGTGGAAGAAGCAATATCAGGAAGGCAGCCTCACCGCCGTTGCGGCTGGAGAGGAAGTCGTTCCTGCTTCTGAGCTTACTGCTGCTCTGAAGCAGGTCCGGGAGCTTCAGCGCCTTCTGGGCAAGAAAACGATGGAAGTTGAGATCCTGAAAGAAGCCGTGGAGTACGGTCAGTCGCGAAAATGGATAGCGCACGCGCCCTTGTTGCCAAAGGACGGGGAATAGCCATGGTCAGCCGGACCATGGGCGTGTCGCGTGCGCAACTGTCACTGCGGATTAACCGTTCTGCCGACTGGCAGGACAGGCGCTGTAACCGGCGTAATGAAGAAGCAGACGCAGAAATACTGTCGGCTATCCTCAACATTATCAGCGATATGCCGAGTTATGGTTATCGACGCGTGTGGGGCATCCTGCGCAAGCAACGTCGCACAGAGGGACAGCCACCTGTGAATGCCAAACGGCTTTACAGGATAATGAGCGAGCATAACCTGTTGTTGTTGCATCACAAACCAGAGCGACCGAAGCGTGAACATAAGGGCAAGATAGCGGTGGCAGAAAGCGATATGCGCTGGTGTTCAGATGGCTTCGAGTTCGGCTGCGACAACGGCGAAAAACTGCGGGTAACGTTCGCGCTGGACTGCTGCGACCGTGAGGCCATAGACTGGGCAGCAAGCACGGGAGGCTATGACAGTTCGACCGTGCAGGATGTGATGCTGAGGTCGGTGGAAAAGCGCTTCGGCGACAGGTTGCCCGACACAGCGGTGCAGTGGCTGACGGATAACGGTTCAGCGTATACCGCGTATGAAACGCGGAGGTTCGCGAGAGAGCTGAATCTGGAGCCCTGCACAACAGCGGTGAGCAGCCCGCAGAGTAATGGCATGGCCGAACGGTTCGTGAAAACGATGAAAGAAGACTATATCGCGTTCATGCCAAAACCGGATGTGAGAACAGCACTGCGAAACCTTGCAGTAGCGTTCACGCATTACAATGAAAACCACCCGCACAGCGCGCTGGGATATCACTCCCCGAGGGAATACCGGCGGCAGCGGACATCGTTAACTTAAGATACAAAAGCTGTTCGGAGATGGAGGGTCAAGATCATAAAAATTTTTAATGTTTCAGTTTTATCATAAATGCAAGGTGCGACAGGTTTATGGATAAACCTGTCGCCATTTAACTCTATTTGTACTCTGTAGTTAATTTTTTACTCTTTTCATTTGCATCTTTGGCGTAAGTTGTAATGAATTTCTTTTCAATCATGTTGAAAGATATTGCTGATGCAATGAATGTTATTAAAACAGCCAGTGCGCATAATAATAGGTAATTACTCATAGCAATGTTTGTTAAGTCATAACTATAAGAAAAACAACGCATTATGATGGTTGTAATTATTTGATGTGATAAATATATGCTGTAACTTATGGTTCCAATATATACAAATAGGCTGGCAGTAAATAACTTAGGTCTGGACATTATAAACGCCATGAAAAACAATGATACAATGACGAACATTTCAAACCCATGAATTTCAAAGTCACCCTTGTAGGCGTATAAAACAAGCACTGTCATAGCTATAAACAATGGAGTTTTTATATACATGCTTTTTGTTTCATTGATATATGATGATAAAAATCCAGTTACAAAGTAGCCCCACAAAAACATGTTAGACCAATAATCAACGCATAGTATTGAAATTCCAAAAACAATTATCAATGGCGTTAATTTTTTCTTTCTATAAATAACAGAAAGAAATGGTACTATTGCATAGAACTTCCATTCGTATGGAAGTGTCCAGGTTACGGCATTTAACGAAGAGTCAGATATGCCTCTAATTGAAATTGAGCTGCCAAAGAATCCAAATCCAAACACCTGTTGAATTAATACTGATATATCATAGTAGTTGTGTATGACATCATGCTTTATGAATAAAAAATAAGAAATAGCAAACATTGATATTATAATGTATGCTGGGGCCAGCCTTCTTATCCTCTTTTCAAAAAATGAAAGGTCTATACCTCCATTCTTTATTTTTTTTGAAAATAAATACCCAGTTAAACAAAAGAAAATCTCAACACCAAACGCACCCATTCTCCCTGTGTACGGGGAGTTACCCATCATTTCAAAGTTATTAATGCCTATATGGTTAAGGCTGTAGGAAGCATGGTTTATAAAAACAAACAAGCATGCCATTCCGCGTAATCCTTCAAGTGAATTATCATTACTTACGTTTATTGGGCTAGCTGGTGTTATTTTTCTTGAAATATATGAGACTATAATTGATATCAATAAAAATGATATGGTGAAAATATCTGTGTTTGTAAATGACAT